ACATTAAGATTAGCTACTGTTTTTGGGCCTTCGACAAGACCTCGAACTGATTTATTAGTAAATAATTTTGTTTTAAAAGCATTAAAAGATAAAGTTTTGGTTTTGTATGAGTGTGAATTTATGAGAAATTATGTTCACATTTGGGACATATGCAGAGTATATGATTTTATTTTAGACAACTGGGATAAATGTAAAAATCAAACATTCAATGTCGGGAATGACGATTTAAACATGAACAAGCTCCAACTTGCTGAAAAAATATCTGAACATATCCCGATTGAAATAATCAAAGCAGAATTTACACAAGACCCAGATAAAAGAGATTATGTTGTTAGTAGCCAAAAGATTTATGACCTTGGTTTTAAGTGCGAATACAATTTAGATGATGGCATCAAACAGTTGATTAATATGTATAAAATACTAGACCAACCATGGCATGCAAATTACTAGAAAAATTTGGGTTAATGGAGTTTTTGATGTTCTTCATAGAGGGCATATAGAGCTTTTCAATTTTGCTAAAAATCAAGGTGGTTATCTTACAGTAGGTATTGATGCTGACAAAAGAGTAAAGAAAAGCAAAGGAGAGAGTAGACCAGTCAATAACGAAACAGATAGAAAATATTTTTTAGAGGCTATTAAATACGTAGATGAAGTAAAAATATTTAATTCTGATGAACAATTGTCTAATATAATTAAACAATACAAACCTGATTGCATGGTCATAGGCTCTGATTGGATGGGTAAACAAGTTATAGGTGGACAATATGCAAAAGAGCTAGTATACTTTAGCAGAGTTGGAAATTATTCAACTTCAAACATTTTAAATAAATAAAAATGCATTACGTTTTTGATATTGATGGCACAATTTGCACTATGGCTAATAGTAAAAGCACTTATGAAGAAGCTAAACCTATAGTTGAAAGAATAAAAACAATCAATGAGTTATTTGATACGGGCAATATAATTATTTTTCATACAGCAAGAGGCATGAGAACTTTTAAAAATGATGGAAAAAAAGCTCATGATAAATATTATTCATTAACGTACAGTCAATTAAGTGACTGGGGGGTAAAATTCCATAAACTTATAATGGGTAAACCATCAGGAGATTTATACGTTGACGACAAAGGAGTAAAAGATGAAGAATTTTTCGGAAATTAAATTTGTCCCTAAAGGTTGGGGATATGAAAAATGGATAGTAAATAAAGAAGAATATTGTGGTAAAATACTTTTTTTTGTAAAAGGTAAAAAATGTTCTTGGCACTATCATAAAATTAAAGATGAAGTTTTTTATATTAGAGAGGGTAAACTTTTAGTAAAATACGGGTTAGATGAAGATTTAAGCAAAGCTGAAGAGGTCATACTAGAAAAAGGTGATAACTTTTATGTCAAAACTGGTTTAAATCATCAAATGATTGGATTAGAAGATACAGAAATGTTTGAATTTTCAACTCAACATTTTGACAGCGATAGTTACAGATTAGAAAAAGGAGATTAATGAAGAAAATAATTATTACGGGAGTTACAGGTCAAGATGGTAGCAATATGGTTGACTATTTGCTAGAGAATACGACTCATACTATAATTGGGGGAGCTAGAAGATTAAGCGTAAAAAATCATGACAACATTGAGCATCTATTAAACAATCCTAGATTTTTTCTCATAGATTTAGATGTGACTGATCCTCAAAATATTGACAGAGTTATATCTGAACACAAACCAGATTATTTCATAAATTTTGCAGCTAATTCTTTTGTAGGAACTAGTTGGAAAATGCCGACTCAACATATGGAAACAAATGCTTTGGGCGTTTTACATCAGCTCGAGGCGATAAAGAGACACTGCCCGAGTTGTAGATATTATAATGCAGGAAGCTCAGAGGAGTTTGGTGATGTTATAATTGAACCACAAACAGAAGAGCATCCATTAAGACCTAGAAGCCCATATGGAGCCTCTAAATGCTCTGCTAGACACCTCGTAAAAGTTTATAGAGACTCTTATGATTTATACGCTGTCCAAGGTTGGCTTTTTAATCATGAGGGGGTTAGGAGAGGTGTTGAGTTTGTTACTAGGAAAATTACACAGAATGTTGCAAGAATTAGTAGCGATTATGCTAACAAAAAAAACTTTGAGCCTTTGAGACTAGGTAACGTAGAAGCTAAACGAGACTGGAGTGATTCAGAAGATTTTATGGACGGCATATGGAAAATGCTCAATCAAGAAGAAAACTGGATTAATGTTTGGAAAAAAAAGCCTGACGATTATGTTTTATCGTCAAATGAAACACACACTATAAGAGAATTTGTGGAAGAAGCTTTCAATTGTGCTGGTTTTCATCGAACAATGTGCAGATGGGAGGGTCATGACCAAGAAGCTAAATATTATCATGGAGATGATTTATTGATGGAAGTTGATCCTAAATTTTACAGACCAGCCGAAGTTGATTTGCTATGGGGGGACTCTAGCAGGGCTAGAGATGAGCTTGGGTGGCAACCTAAAACTAGCTTTAGTGGTTTAGTAAAAAAAATGGTTAATAATGATTTAAAATTAGCGGGGTTATCTTAATTGTTGAATAAAAAAGAAATTATCGAAAGGTTGATATACGAGGATATTTTAAAATCTAAATCAACACCTCCGACCTTTTTCCCTAAGCAAATGAAAATGCTTAACACTTTATGTGAAAGGTATTCTCAAGAATTCATGTCAGTTGTAACATTTGATAGAAAGTTTGACTCTCTTGAGGTTTTAATTAGCCCACTTTCAAAAAAAATTTTAGACAAAAAATTTAGAGCTTTTAATTTTAAAGTAGACTTATCAAAATATCCGATCTATAATATAGGAGACAAAGAAGGAGAGGACATTATATTAAAAAAACAAAATAAAACAGTAAAAGATTTTTTAGATGAGTGAAGGACCAGACCCAAATAATATTTTAGGCAATTTCTTGAAATTAAATAAAAGCGATCATTACAACTTTGAAAAAGAGTACGATTACAAAGTTTCTAGCGGCTCTTTACAGTTCGACTTAAATATGAACGGAGGCTTTGGGCCTGGGTTGCACCGTTTCACTGGCCTTACAGAAGGAGGTAAGACCTCTGAAGCTCTAGAGGTTATGAAAAATTTTTTAACTACTGTAGAAAAACCGAGAGGGCTGTACATCAAAGCTGAGGGAAGGCTTTCTCCAGAGATGAGAGAGAGATCAGGCATAAAGTTTGTGTGGAACGCAGATGAATGGGAAGATGGCACTTGCTTTGTTTTTGAAACAAATATTTATGAAACAGCAATGACCTGCATCAAACAATTTATAGACGATGTAAAAAATCCACAAAAATATTGTTTCATACTAGACTCTGTTGACGGTTTGACAGCAAAAAATGATACTGCTAAAGGTTTTGAAGAGTTTCAAAAAATAGCATCTGGAGCTTCTATTGCAGCTAGATGGTGCGCTCAAACTAGTATTGCTTTGGGTAAAAGAGGTCATATGGCTATATTTATCAGTCAAGTTAGATCACAAATGAAAGATAAGTATTCTAAAGAGCCTGATAATATAGGTTTGGCTACAGGAGGATATGCTTTACAACATTACGCTAATACCTGCATTCATTTTAAGCCAAGAATTAAAGCAGACTTGATCACTCAAAATCCTACTTTAAAAGCTATAGACGAGAAAAAAAATCCTATTATTGGACACTTTGCAAAAGTGTTGATAGAAAAATCTCCTAATGAAAAATCAAATGTCAGGTTATCTTATCCTGTAAGATATAATAGATCTGGAGGCACTTCTATTTGGATTGAAAAAGAAATTGTAGATTTGCTATACGCTTGGGAGTTTGTAGAAAAAAAAGGTTCTTGGATTAAACCTACAGAAGATTTTAAAGATTTGTTAAAAGAAAATAAATTAGATTTCCCAGAACAAATACAAGGAGATAACAATTTATTTAAAACTCTTGATGAAAACAGTAAGCTTTGTAAATTTTTAATAGAATATTTCAAAAAAGAAATTGGAGTATGAAGTTTATTGACCAATATGGAAAAGAAAGAAATCTTAAAAACGCAAAAAAATATTTAATTAATTGGGAAAAACCCAGTAGGAGTAAATTCCAAACAAACGTTAAAAATTTTTTGCGCCTATATTGGGAGAATGATATCGTTTTTGAAGAATTTAGAGTCGTCGGTAGTAGGCTAACTTTAGACTTTTACAATGCTAACAAAAAAATAGCTGTGGAGGTGCAGGGCGCTCAACACACTAAATTTGTTAAGCATTTTCATAAAAACCATTTCAAGTATGCTGATCAACTTAAAAGAGATGAGCAAAAATTAAATTTTTGTAAGGCTAATAAAATTAAACTTGCAGAAGTTTACCCTCAAGATAAAATAACAGCGTCATTGTTCGACGATCAAGAAATATACTTATGAACGAAGAAGATAGCGATACAGAATTTTCAATACCATCCGAAATGGTGGATAAACTTTATGAGTTATCTGGTGGTGTCGATAAGTACAAAGGTATAATAATGGCTGTATCTTCAGATGCTGGTAGACCATTAATCTATCAGAGGTTTGATTGTGCTATGACAGAGCTTGCGCTTTTAAAAGCGC